AGCTTTGATTATAATTCCAGTACCTATTATCCTTGCCACCTTGAATAGAAATTCCTAACTCATTGTAAATGGCAGATTTTACTGGTTTATAATATTTACTTAAAATTAATGGATTATTTTTTAAATCCATTTTTAATCTTCTTTTATATCTTCTGAAATCTCTTCTGCTCCAATCCTTAAAAAATTGTTTGTAGTTGCTTTTTGTTATTTTAAAATTCATGAAAAACAATCTAATATAAAAAATTCTCGATTTTAAGGCAAAAACAAAAATAGTTTGCCTTAATTAAAAATAAATTAATGAGCAAAATCAAGGATAATAGACGAATAAAGGCAAAAAAGCCATAAAGTTAAGGCAAATAATTTAAAATAAGGCAAATAAAATAAGGGTTTTTGCCAGAATAAAGCAAATCAAAAAAGATTTATAAAAGTTTTTAGAAATAAAATAAAAAGATTAAGCTATATAATTTCTAAAAATTTGTAAAAATGGGTTATCAACAGAATTAGTAAATTCAATAAATATATTTAAAATACCCTTAATTAATTTATAACTGTTGCATAAATGTCTCATGGGCAAAATCGCCCAATTATTAAGATTTTTAAAAGTTCTAGATTAATTTTGGCTGGATATTTTAAGCTAATAGAATTGTTAAAAAGATATTGTTTTTATTGTTATTTTTGAAGATTGTTGGAGGTCTCTTTCTTCGTCTTTAATTAGCTTGTTAATTGGTTGTAATTGTAAACTAACTCAAAAGATTTATTGAGATTTTTAAAGATTATTTAAAGGTAAGTGTTATTGACCTATATTCTACAACTAAAGATTGAAGAGAACAAAAGGGGAACGAGGTGCCATGGGGGGTGTGGTGGGTATATATATACTGCTTATACAAAATTAGATAGTTTAGATGTAAACTAGATAGAACTCGCCCAGCTACAAAGATTCGCATAGAGACTTGCTATATTGCTGGACTGACCCAGATAGATATAGGTGCTTCACCCCCTGGAGAGTATACTTATATTATACACCCACTCCTGCAGTTGTCAACTCTAAATGAAAATAAATGTTGTCAACTAGCTGTAAACTTGTTATAATCATATTATGGTTAATAATTATTTACCTTCCTTAGATAATAAAAGGAAGTTAACAGAACAACAAGAAAGCTTTTTATCGGCATTAGCTTCAGAAGCAAAGGGAGATATCAATAAAGCTTTAGACATAGCTGGTTATAAACCTGGTGCATCTTATGCAGTAATAAATAGTCTGAAAGATGAAATCATAGATGTCGCCACAAAGATTCTAGCAAAGTCTGCTCCACAAGCTTCAAATAAATTAGTAGAGATATTGAATAGTGATGACCCTATTCCCCAGGTCAATGCTAAACTTCAAGCAGCCCAAACCTTATTAGATAGAGTTGGTGTTGCTAAAAGAGATAAGTTAGATGTTACTCACAGTTCAGGTAGTGGTATATTTATATTACCTGAGAAGAAACCGATTATAGAAGCAGAAGATATAGAGGTTATAGATGAAGAAAAGAAATAGTTCTACTATACCTTTTGGTTATAAGTTATCAGAAGATAATAAAACCTTAGAGAAAGTTGATAAAGAGATATTAGCTTTGAATGAGATTAAAGATGGTGTTAAAGCTGGTGCTTTCTCACTACGAGGTGGTGTTGAAATATTAGAACATCAAACAGGTCGTAAGTTATCTGCTATGGGATTAAAGAAAATAATTGATAGAGATGATAACACAGTTCAACCAAATGGATTACTAAGTAGAAATGACAAGACAGTATAATTATAGCTTTGAACAAAAAGCAAAGATAGCTGCAAGGAAAGCAGTTAAAGAAAAAGAAAAAGAAATTAAAAGATTAAAAAAGAATCTTGAGAATAAGACTACTAGACTTAGAGCTAAGAAAGAAGCTTTAGGTGTAGTACAAAGAGCAGAAACTGATAAAGTATCTATTAAAGGTACTGTTATGGGAGAGAAACAATTTGATACTCTACCTAAGAAAGTTAAAACTCTTTTAGAAGAAGAAAAAGATAGAATAGTATTCAAACCTAATACAGGTCCACAAACAGAATTCTTAGCTGCACCAGAGCAGGATGTTCTGTATGGAGGAGCTGCAGGTGGTGGTAAATCATATGCCATGCTTGTAGACCCATTAAGGTTTATGCACATTAAAGAACATAGAGCTTTGTTATTAAGAAAGTCTATGCCAGAGTTAAGAGAACTAATTGATAAATCTAGAGAACTTTATCCTAAAGCTTTTGCAGGTGCAAAGTTTAGAGAAGTTGAAAAGATTTGGAGATTTCCTTCAGGAGCTTCGTTGGAGTTCGGATATCTGGATAGGGATGCTGATGTGTATAGATACCAAGGTCAATCATATACCTGGATAGGGATTGACGAGCTAACACAGTATCCTACAGAATTTCCCCTTCAATATTTGCAATCACGATTAAGAACAACTAATAAAAATATACAATGCTTTATTCGGTGTACTGCAAACCCTGGAGGTGTTGGAGGGAGTTGGGTCAAAAAAAGGTATCTAGACCCATCACCTCCTAATGAAAGTTTTACTGGTGAAGATAAGATTACAAGAAAATTTATACCAGCTAGACTAGATGATAACCCATATCTAGCTGAAGATGGTAAGTATGAACAGATGTTACAATCATTACCTTCTGTTCAAAAGAAACAATTACTAGAAGGAAACTGGGATGTTTCTGAAGGTGCTGCTTTTACAGAATTTGAATATGATAAACATTGCATAGCTCCTTTTGCTATTCCTAAAACTTGGGAAAGAATAAAAGGAATTGACTATGGTTATGCAGCAGAGTCTGCTGTAATATGGGCAGCATTAGACCCACAAGATGAAACATTAATTATTTATAGAGAATTATATCAGAAAGGTTTAACTGGTCAAGACTTAGCTAAAAAAATTTTTGAATATGAAAAAGAAGATAAGCTGTCTGTTAGAGGAGTGTTAGATACTGCAGCTTGGGCAAGGACTGGAACAACTGGACCAACAGTAGGAGAAGTATTAACTATGGCTGGTCATAAACTTAGAAGAGCTGATAAAAATAGAATTCAAGGAAAGATACAAGTCCATGAAAGATTAAAATTAAATGACAAGGGAAGACCTAAATTACAAATATTTAAATCTTGTCCTAACCTAATTAGGGAACTACAAGGTATACCTATAGACCCTAACAAACCTGAAGATGTTGATACTAAAGCACCAGACCATGCTTATGATGCTTTAAGATATTTAATTATGTCTAGACCTAGAACTATTAGTGCATATGAACATATGAGACAAATTAAAAGGTGGACACCTTCAGACCCAACATTTGGATATTAATGCCTAAGTATACTTTTAGAAATATACATACAGATGAACATTATGATATGATGATGTCTTATGAAGAGTTACAAGAATACATTAAACAAGAACATATTGAACAAGTATTTAAAATAAACTTATACAGATATTCAGATAACAATGGGATTAAAGACCAAGAAACTGCATGGTTAAGAGACCCAGAAGTAAAAGGTGATGGAGCATTTAGACCTTATGGTAAAGTTAAAACAAAACAAGATAATCATAACTATAAGGTTATGAAAAACAAAAAACATTTTAGTGAGAAGATATGATTAAAAGAAAAATAAAAATAAATACTAGAGCTAAAAGAGAAATAGATAGATATCCTATGGTAGCTATATATTGGTTAGATATTTGTAGTGATAGCTCGTGGCAATCTTTAGAAGGATGTAGAAAAGCCAAGCTCCCTATATGTGTAACCAAAGGACATTTACTATCTCAAAAGGGTAGTATAACTAGAATATTTGGTGACTATTCATTAAAGAATGAAGATGCAGGTTCTATAGATGAAATTGGTAATACAACTATAATTCCTAATAGTGTTATAGTTGATATTAAGAAAATAGTTGACAAAGGCAGATAATAACTGTATTATTATACATATTGGTATAAAGGAATCTATTTATGGAAATGAAAGAGAATTTAGTTTCACAAGTTGATGAAACTGAACAACAAGCTATTGAACCATTAGTTGCTGAAATTCAAAGCAAGTTTCAATCTTGTTCTGATAAAAGACAAGATGATGAAAACAGATGGTTACAAGCATATCATAATTATCGTGGACAGTATTATAAAAATGTTCACTTTACTCAACATGAGAAGTCTAGAGTTTTTGTTAAAGTAACTAAGACAAAAGTTTTAGCAGCTTATGGACAAATCATTGATGTATTATTTGGAACTGGAAAGTTTCCATTAATTATTCAAGAAACAAAAGTACCTGAAGGTATTGCTGAGTATGCTCATATGAATCCCATGAAAGAACAAATGGGTGATGAGAATATGGAACCAACTCCTTCAATAGAAGGTAACTTAGAATATATGCCTGGTCAACCTATGACAGAAGAATCTTCTGATTTAGGATATCCTGGTGATGGAAGAGAGTTAGCACCAGGTGCAACATTTAATTCATTAGGTTCACAATGGTTAGGTGGTCTTCAACAAAAATATGAAGAAGCAGATTTAGATGAAGGTCCAGCAGTCTTACCAGAATTTCCACAAATAAAACCAGCACAGATTGCTTCAAGACAATTACAAAAATTAATTGAAGACCAATTAGAAGAATCAAATGCAAATGTTATTTTAAGAA